CTGTCGCCATTGATTTTTGTGAAACATGAGTCTTTTTATATAGTTTGTCTAATTTACCTGCAGTTGTTTTGAATGGTGAAGTAAATGCAAAGTCTGGGTCGTCTTCACTTACAATGCCCACATCAATTCCTGGAGACGGCATGCCACCTGATTTAAACCCAGGACCGCTAGCCGCTGGCGCTGCTTGTGTCATTGCTGGACCAGTAGGCGCTTGCGCCATAGGTGATAAATTAGGAGCATAAGCGCTTAAAAGATTTTGAGCCCCACCCCATTTAGCAGCGTAATCTAATATTGGGCCGTTAGTTGGAGGACCTACTGGCGTTCTTGATTCAGGAACATAACTAGGTTTATATGGGTTAGGTGCTACATTAGGAGCACGTACAAACTTGGCTAGTGGGTCTACTGGCTCTACACTTTGACCACCGCCTTTACCGAATATTGGGTTATAGAACTTATTTTCTTCATTCCCCGCGGTAAGACGCCCCAGACCACCACTCGCCATTTCAATTGGCTCATAATCAGCATTGACTACTTCCGCACTCATAGGCATTTGAGTTGGAGTTGCAAATTGAGTGTTATCTTGTCTACCCATTGGGTAAGTTCCACCAGCTAAAGCAGCGATGCCGCCTTCAGCGAAGCTTTGGTATTGAGGTTTATATACATTAGGCGTTGGTCTAGATGCTTGGAAATCAGGCGATAACTTGTACTTACTCAACGAGCTAGGTTTTTTCTTAGGTTCTTCGTCGTCAGGTGCAAGTAACGCATTAGCCATAGTAGACGCAGCGTATAGGGAAGTTAGAGGATTTTTCTCGGCCCAGTCCATCACCTTACCAAAACCACGTTCTAACGCGCTAGGTGGAGTACCTTGAACACCTGTAAATTGTCCAGCTGAAGTATTAAACGCACTAGGAGCTTGGTTAGTTACGCTAGATAGTTGTTCGTAGTTGGCGCCGTAAGGTGCAGTAGAAGGCATGCCTGGCATTCCACTAGCGTTGTTTCTAGCAATCATTTTTTCATATTGCGACGCGTTGTTTGCCGCTGAATAGTCAGGCGCACCTGTATAAGGGTTAAGCTGGTTTGTACCAATTTGCTCTATACCTGTTGGCGCTGCTGGTGCTGGCACTGCTGCCGGTGTCGCTACTTGAGCTGGCGCCGCTACTTCTGGAGTTACTGGGGTTGAGGATAAAGCCATTGGGCCGCCTGATGGACCCATTAAAGACCCTCCCGCATCTATCATAGTGTTTCCGGAGAAGTTAGCTAGGTTAGCACCTTGTATACCACCCGTTGCCGTTGGTGCCGCAGTTGTAAGTGCTGTTGTAGGTGCCGCCGCCGATACCCCACCTGCGCCAGTCATTGCAGATTGCGCCATTGCTTGTTGTGCTGCCGCCGGTAATCCGCTAGCCGCCGCTGACGCTGCCGTTGCTGCTCCTCCCGCCGTTGCAGCCATTGTTGCCGCCGTTGCCGCCGCTTGTGCCGCTGCTACTTGACCCATTACTACTGCTGATGTTGCAAAAGTCATATCATATACCCTCAATCTGAGTTGCTTTAAGGGCCACCGCCCAGTCTTTTAATTCATTACCTACTCCGTAAGGAGAGTCAGGGTCATTCTCAACCAACTCATCTTCGGCTTCGGCTACGTCTGTTTTATCTGTTTTAAGTGCAGTGAACCCTATAGTCTCAGTAATAGCTAACACTACGTTCTTTGTCCCCGCTTTTGTAGGGATTACATCGCCTGCATGTATCTTACGCATACCATTTTCAGTCCACACTATTGCTTCACCTTGCGCGCAGATAAATAAATGGTCAGTCTTATGTACTCTTCCAACAAGCAATACTCCAGCAGGTAACGTCATCTTTCTACCATACATGCCACCAGAGAAATAATGCTCTGTTTTAAAGCTCATTGCTATAGGCATTGATGCCATCTCAGCTTGTAACTTGTCTATTTGTACTCTACTTGGTACTTCTTTAGATACTATTTTAGATAATTCTGTAGGCTCTATCTGCATTCGCTTTTAAACCTTTGTTTAGTTTACTGAATATTATCATTATTATAACGCAGATACAAATGTTATAGAGCCAATTACAGACGGTACAGCCGGGTGCGCCAAGGGAGTTGTTTGCGCTCCTTCATAGAACATATAGATTCCTGTAGCCCCACCTGATGTAGCCGCTTGGTCAACACCCCACCATAATCCCACTTTGTCACCCGGATTAAGTGTAAATACTACTTCTGAGTACCCACATACATAAGAAGGAACCCCTGCACTTTTGCGAGGAGGTAATGAAAAGATAGTAGCTGATTTTGCCACATCAGCAGCTGAAGTAGACCCATTGATTCTAAGCCATACATGAGCATCGTGTATTGCATTGTCGTCATTTGCAAATTGAATGCTGTATGTTATTTTGTATATTCCGGGGAATTGCGCTGTAGCTGTGTTATCTACATTCAGGGTAAACCCACTACCCGACTCCATAGTATCCCACTTAACAATCGTAGGGGTATTAGCCGCAGTAGCATATTGAATCGCATTATATGACGCTGCAATGTGAGGAAGCTGTAAAAAACTACCGCCGTTACCCCCTGATAACCCCTGTGAAAAGTTATCGACCTGTGCAAAATAAAGACGCAGTGCATTGGATAGTTGGTCTACGTACTGTTGGTTATACTCAACTGGCGCAATGGGTAAGTTAGGCGCTTTTGATGGGCGCAGTGTTAACGATTTTAAAGGGGTGTTATAAGACATTATCTACGTCCATCTGGTCTAATATCAATACGAGGCATACCTAGTTGCCAAGACACTCCGAGGTCTGACGATTCAATTCTAAATGCCATCTGACGACCTCGTATGCGAGTATATACTTGTCCTGTAAATTCTTGAATGTTATACACCTGACCTGTACTAAAGTTATCTGCACTTCGCACTAACGGGTTATTAGCCGCGCCGTAGGGAGAACCTGAGTTGACTCGTGGTTTAACAGTCATAGTTACAGACGGTTGATTTACATTAGAGCCATTAAAGTTTACGTCTGGTAGTATGCGCCACACGAAGCCAAAATTGTGTCCGTCCCCGATATCAAAGTCAGAAGACTGTACATATGCATTAATAGGTAGGCTAGTATCCCCTGCGTTATCATCGACAGAAGACTCATGGTAAAGAACCCGGGTATTATAATCTGCTGCCATAGGGTACTGACGAATGCCTGAATCTAGCCATGCACTGCGAGACATAGAACCATAGTACCAGACACGGTCAACGTAGTTATAAATTACATACTTATCAACTGTAGTTCCACCACTTGAGTTACTTACGTAGAACCACCAGACTTCGTTGTAGCCTTCGTTACCCCCAGCAAACACTTGGAATGATTGGTCTTTGTTTATATCGTTAAATACATACTGACGTAATGCGCAAGGTAAAGTTTCTACGCGGCCGGAATACATATAGAACTTGTCATCGCCCATCCAGTATGTTACGTTGTTTATAGTTATCATTGAATTAGGTGACATGACAGAGATATTATCCATCAAGATATTAAAACCCCACACATAGGGGGCACCTAGATACTGCATTGAATATAGTGCGGAATCAGTCCAGATTAGAATCTCTTGACGAGTAGCCTTAGCGCCTACAATAAATGACCCGCTAGTCAACGCAAATTCACCTGCCTGATTTGTAATAGCTGGAACCCATTCATACGGATTAAGTTGGTCTGACCAACGAACAAGCATTGGGTTAAACGGAGTGTTTGGGGTTCCAGAAAGGTAAGGATTAGCACCCATAGCAATAACAAATTTTTGAATAGCGGAAGCTACTACTTGGTTAGTTGTATTTGGTACATAGGTTCCAGCATACCCCTCATTAGTAGAAAGAGTATTTAGTGACACTGCTCTAGTAGATACACCTAATGAAGCTTTCCAGTAATATACACTGCCCCCACGAGGAGCAATAACAAGGTCTTGGCCAAAGTTATCATTAGACCATAAACGAAGTTGTTGCCCAATACCTGAGGTATAACCTGACCCCCAAGTACCGCGACTCCAAGGGCCTGCGCCCCAACCTACACCTAGTGTATATACATTTAAACCAATAGGTACTTCATAAGACGCAATGGTGGCGGAACCACCAACCCCAACATCTGAAGCGTTGGCAAGTACAGGTAAACCGGTTGTAGCGCTTCGCGCTGATATAGTATAGGTAGTAGATGTAGGTACAGTAAGTACCGCGTATTCTTGGTTTAATACAGCTGCGGTGATGTTTCCGCCTAGAGTTACAGCAGCACTAAACACAACAAAATCGCCAACGCTTGGATTATAAGAACCATCAGTTACTGTAAGAATACTCGACCCTGTAGTGGCCGCAAAATCAGGGGCGCCGGCCGCACTGATAAAACTGAACGGTGTAACGTCATTATACTGACCACCTTTTTCAATATAGTACTTAATGTTAGTGCCTACACCTAGGTAGTTTGACCCGTCAAGCGCCTGCCAATTCCATAATGCTCGGGCAACACCTAAGTATGTATCATTAGATAAGCGTGACCAGCCGCCAATCTTTTCAGGGAAACCAGAACGAAAACGAATCTTGTCGCCGTCGTACCAACCGCCTTCATTGGCATAGTCTGTACCTTCACGGTTTAATCCTGGTCTAAATTCTAGTTTCTGTAATGGCATTTTATTCTTTCCTGAACAGTGCTGCTTCGTCTTTGCGGCGGTTATCTAATCCTTTCAAGACCTTACCACCGGCTTTATTATACTTGAGAAGACTCGTAATAGCACCTGCTTTATCGCCACGCAAAAGCGCCTGACGGAGGGTTGACCGCTGAAGTACACCAAGACCAAGGTTAAAGCTAAAACTAACCAGAGCATCAAATTCATTCTGTGAAAGTCGTATAGGTAGATAACGGGCAACCCCTCGTTCAAATCGTACGACATCCTTAGCCAGTATTGAGTCAACTTCTTCTTCGCTCCATCTACGGTTATCTTGTGGTTTTAGTGGGTACGCTTTACGAGCAGCCATACCTTCTGGAGTAGACGGTATCTTAGCTTGCTCCGGGTACATCACATGCCCAACACCAATTGTCCAAAGCTTAGCAGGGCATTGATACGGTTTGTACCTAACGCCCTCGTGGTGCTTAAGCATTTTAATTAGTTCTTTACTTACCTTCACGATGCTTTTCCCATTGACGAGAACCAAAGTAGAAGCCGATTATGCTACTTACAATTGCCATTTCATCATCAGAAAATACTAAGCTCATCGCTGTCGTAAACTCAACACCAGTATATATTGCCCAGCCTAAGCCAACAAGGTCTACTAATACAAGCAAGCCAACAAAGGTAAACGCTATTATAGGACGAACCTTAGCATTTAAGTCTACAGTAGCTTGCGAAGCCTTGTCCATCATTTTCATGTCGTGGGCATATAAAGCCTCGCGCTCTTGCGCGTAAGTCTGCACCTCAATTTCTTCTAGCTTGATAGCTTCTATCTTTTCTTGCGATGCAAAGCCAGCTGCAGCCATCGCAGCTTCACGTTCTGTCTGCAACCGAGCCATAGCCATTTCGTGCTTTTGGTCTCCCTTTTGTTGGAAGAAGCCTAGTATACTGGGTAGCGCTGATGAACCTATGCCTAATAGTCCTGATATGATTGATAACATAATTAATTTCCTAGTGGGTTAGAAGTGGCACGTTTAAGTGCTTTAAGTTGTGATTCAATGCCTTCACGGGTAGCCTTCATTTCCTCACGGACACCCATTAAAGACGCTGCTGTTTCGCGCACGTTGCCGTTAGTAATTGCTTTAGCTTCGTTAGCAGTGCCGATGGCGTTAGATACCTTCTCTTGCATAGATACAAGCTGATTTGATGTGGTCACCATACCGTCTTTAACCGTATTGACTGATTGTTGTTGGGCAGCTAGTTGTACCTTTAGCGCGTTGACTTCTGCCTTTAGTTCAGTATCGTCATAAGGCTTGTTAGCCTCAATCATTTCAGTCGCCGCTATAACTCGGTTGTAGGTCGTTATACCTACGTAGACTGTCCCACCTAGTGGTGCTAATATCCCAAAAACCACTACTAATAGCGTTTTCGCTGAGTAGTTCGAGTAAGATTCCTTGATTTCTTCCAAGCTCATATGGTAACTCCTGCTGGTATGCCAATGCGTCGTTCAACTGTATCTCCTGAATCTGCATCGGCTTGTTTAAAATTTCTAGACTCATCACTACCCCGAACCCCGGTACTAGCTCCTTGCCCTTGGGCACTTGTGGCGTTGATGTAGTCGGCGTAGTCCCGCTCGACGTGGTCGGCGATTGTTGGGTGGACTGTATATTTGTGTTTACGGACGAGGCCGGTGCTGCCGACGTGGTCTCCGCAGTGGGCGCAGGGGAAGCTGGTGTGCTCGGCGCTTCTGGTGGAGGGGGTTCTGCTAACGGGGGTGGCTCCGGTGCAGGTGCAGGTGGCATTGGTTCCTGGGTCGCAGGTGCACTTATTGGACTCACTGGGTTTACCGGACTGCTCATGTTCGTTACGTTGGTTGGACTCTTCACGCATGAGTTCATTGTTTCCACCCAAGGCGATATCACAGGCGGACTGTATGGCGTAGGACAAGTCGTTGTCTGTTGTTCTGTTATCGTTCCCACAAACCCCTGCTGACATGCTACTGGCCTTTCTTGAATACTTGACGTACACGTTGGGGGAGCTGCTTGGCAAGACCTGCTAATTTCGAACCAGCCTGAATCAACTGGCGAACCGTAAGGGTCTGGACAGTTTTGTTCTCTTTTAAACGTGACGGAACCAATTTGATTAACTCCACAAGCTTGTCTTTCGTCTGTTTGAACGCTGTAAGTGCAGCTTGGCTGATTTGGCGTACAGTTGTTAGAAGTTGTTTCCCAAGGAGTATAACTTTGGCTTTGGCACTGATAAGTGCGGCTTTGATTAACTGACCCGCTGTGGTTAGGCTCACACGCAAGGGATTGGTACTCGACCCTGTCGGAACACGCAGGAGGTTCAGGAGCTGTAGGTTGGCCACATTCTGGTATACCCGGGTAATACTGGCAAGCAATTTGCTGGCAAGCTGCAAGAGTCGTTCCTTGACCCACATAGAGGCTCGAATATACTGGGCCATAATTAGTCCATTGACTCGCTGCACAATACGCATAAACATAGCTACTCCTTATGAGAATCAGGAAGAGGAGTGATAAGAACGAAGTCTTTACCATAAATTTCCTCAAACCAATTTGGGTGTAAGTCATACCACGCCTTTCTTGCTGCATCGCCAATAGCCCCGCCTATAGGACAGGGCGAACCCGACATTTCCATTGCAACCCAGTTTTCATGCGTAGCCGCACAAGCTAGTGATACTGCCGCAACTTTTAGGCCGCTATCACTTAAGAACTTAGCCCAACGCAAGCGAACGCAGTTGTTATCGGTAATCATAGTGCCACCAGCTACAGAAAATACGCCCCCGTTAACAGCACCGCTGACACCAATACCGCAAACATCTTGACTGAAAGCCGACATTGAAGGAGCCATAGCAGAGGGGACAGGTTGACCTTTATAATTAATTGTTGTTTCGTCCGCATATGCTGACCCCGCTGCTAGTAAGCCGCCAAGTAAAAATCCTACTATGAAGTAAAAGGTATTCCGCATTTTATGCAGTCCTGTTCCACATATACACAACGACGTACGGTTGCAAGTTTGCACCTGTACCACTTACACCTGATGAAGTAATTGTAGTTCCAACTGAAATACCCGTAGTTGCTGTATTAGTTCCGGGCGAAAGAAGTGTTAGATTTGAACCTGTTAATGCCCCTGCTGCAACACTATAGCCATCTCCACTACCATTATTATATTTTAATTGGACATTATGTGCGTGGCCTGGGTCTGTAACAGCTGATGACGCTGTATGGGTATGACTTACAACAACAGCATCTGCACTGCCGCCTGTAGCCCCCGCAGAATACCCACCGCCATTACCAATTAATACTCGTCCAGCACCATATGCAACCCAAGTACCAAATCCGAATGACGTACCAGGATTAGTTGCGCTGGTAGATGAAAAGATAGAACCTACTGGGTATAAAAGTTGCAACGCTGTCTGAACAAAAGCTGTTGTAGCAACTGTTGTATTATTTGTGCCAGTAGTTTGAGTAGCCGCGGTTGGCGATGCGCCAGTAAGATTGCCGCCTATTGAAAGACCTGCTGCAGTTCCTGTAATGTTCGTGCCAACTAACGCAGATGGTGTACCTAGTGCCGGAGTAACAAGTGTTGGGCTATTTGCAAATACGGTTGCGCCAGTACCTGTTTCGTCTGTTAGCGCTGATGCTAAGTTAGCTGAAGTAAATGAGCCTAGTGAGGTAGCATTGCCTATAGAAGTTATTGCGCCAGTTAAGTTGGCATTGGTTGTTACAGTGCTTGCATTGCCTGTCAAGTTTGCTGTTATCGTTCCCGCTGCAAAGTTACCTGACCCGTCACGGAATACTAAAGTACTTGCTGTGTTTGTAGACGCATATGAAGGAACAGCAAAATAAAATTCGGTACCGTCACAGTACACAATAGCTGTTGTACCGTTAGCTATAGACACCCCTGTGCTAGAAGATGTCTTAATTATAATTGCGTAGCCACCAGAAGTGTTGTTTTTTATAATGTATGTTTTTTTTACTGCTGGCGCAATTACGTTTCTAATAGCGGAGTTTGTGCCGCCTATGACAAGAACCGCATTGCGGGCTTCATCCGATGCCCCATTAAGGTTGGACAGAGTATAGTCCGCATTGGCCATCGTAATAGCTTGAACACCAGTAATGGCTTGTTCTAGTAAAGTGCCTAGGTTTGTGTTTGTAGTAGTACCCCACGTACCTGACTGGTCGCCATTACCAATAAGTTCGAGCTTTAGACTCGTTGAATAGGTGCTTGCCATGGTTTAATCCTCTATTTTAAAGTAGTTGCAAATAAGGAAAACCCAGTAACCGTCACCGTGACGCTTTGCGATTCTACTTGTGGAGCCTCGTTTGCTTGTGTTTCATTGTTATTGCATTTTACCGCATCTTCATTATTTGGTGTAATGTTTGTTGAGTCTGTCATGTTTCTATTCCTGTCCATGTTGTTGATTGTGCGTTGTTAATATCTGACCATGCTGTAGCGTCAGTATTATTTATATTAGTCCATGTTATTGTTTGTGAATTATTTATTGCATCCCATGTAGTAGATTGTGCATTGTTTATATTAGTCCAGTTAGCATTTTGTGAGTCATCAATTAAGCCCCATACTAGTACAAACCCTGCAACGCCGACGCCTTCAACGCCTAGCGGGAATACCGTAGCTTTACCTGTTACTGATACTGTTCCTAAGAACGTAGTACCTTGGTTTCCTAATACCGTTACATTTGCTGTGGCACTCGTTGATACCGTTCCTACCTGTCCTGTACCAAAGACACCGGTTGGGTAGACGTTGGCTTTACCTGCTATTGATACAGAGCCTACATATCCTGTCGCTGCATTGCCGGTTGCATATACATTACTATCAGCACTAATCGTAACATTGCCAACAAACCCAGTACCGTATACACCTGTAGGGAATACCGTAGCGCCTAGCGAGAATGTTACATCGCCAACTTCACCTGTGCCAAATACTCCAGTTGGGAATACGTTAGCCGCAGAAGATGTTGTTACACTACCTACAAACCCTTCGCCGTAAACCCCAGTAACCTCTATGTTACCATCTGCATTAATTACTACACTGCCTATATACCCCGTTGCATATAGCCCTGTTACTGTAGTATTCGCTGCTGCGCTTGTTGTTACGCTATTTAGTAAGGTTTGGCCTTCAACGCCTGTTACTGTAGTATTAGCTGCAGCGTTAACTAATATGCTGTTTAATAGGGCTTGCGCAGTTACCGCAGTTACCGGAACATTTGCAGTGGCTTCAACACTAGCGTCCCCTATCTGCCCTATACCCTCAACCCCTAACGGGAAGATAATTATATTATCCTGCGCTGTGCTGCCTAAATCAGCAAAGGGTGCAGCGGCAAAGGGGGTAAATCCAAACATTATTTAGCCTTAATCTTGTACCCAGTTTTCATCTGGTAGGACAGGCCAATCAATAAAGCCAGCTATGGGGTATACCGCATACTGACGTACGGCGTTACGGTACGTAATAAATTCAGCTTGGTTTGCAAGGTAAGGGTTTGACATTTGAGGATTACCTACATCAGCAATAGTTGTCCAGTCTGTCTGTTGTAACAAACTTGCAGCGGTTGCTTGATTAGCTTCTGCATTAGGTGGAGCTGGAGGTGGTGGATTTACAGCTGCATCATACGCAATTTGCCAAGCATCTAAAGCGTTATAAGCCCATTGTGGCAATTCTGTAATAGTTTCATTTGGTTTATCGCCAATATATTCTATCCACCCAGCAACATCTGGCCATTGCAATGCGTGAACGTCAAGTGGCGTTCCTTCCCAAACTAATTCTAGAAAGTTTATTCCATCTTTATAAACTGCGCCATCTTCCACGATAATAGTTAATCGCATATTTATTCCTTACAAAAAATTTACATTAACATTGTTATAAACAAACCATGTCATTATTATTTCCCTAGTTTCAGGGGATGGTAAAGTGTAATGTTCAAACATTCCGTATGGTGGAAATAAAACTAATTTTCCTTTTTCGGGCTTTACCTTTTTATTTAATCTATCAAATACTAATTCGCCACCTTGATTTACTGTATTTAAAAAAATTATTACAGTTGCATATCTTAATAAACCACAAACTACTTCACCGTCTGAATGTTTGTCGCAAGTTTCATTTGGATTATATCTATGGAATTCATAACCACTATCACCTGATTCAAATTGCGGATTAAATAAATCTTGCGCTATATCTTTTTGTATTTTTGAAAAAATACTAAACAATTTTAAATCTAATTCAGGATGTTTTTCATCTTCGTTAATTGGAACGGTTTGCCCTGTTCTGTTATATGTTTTCTTTTTTGTGTAATCAATTGTTGGATAAACTTGTTGTTTAATATATTCAATAGTTTCATCATCAATATAATTTGGAAATTCGTATATCATTCTATTAAATTTTTATTTGCCGTTGCAATTAAAACTTTTGTATTTAAATCATTATTTTTAACCATTTCATTCCTAAATGATTCAACTGCCGCACCTGTTTCACGATTAACTTTGCTGTTTTCAATCATTAAAATAGGAATCCAAGCAAAAGAACAATCATTATTATTTGTAATTTCACCTGTTTGTGGATTCATTCCTTGAACTGAAACCCAAAATCGGCAAGCCACTAATTCACCATCTATAATTGTTCCATCTTCAACACAAGGTTTTCCACCCATCATAGGGCAGATTATTTTCATATCTTTTGCCATTAGTCTTTGCTCGCTATTATAAAGTCGTAGTATTTAACCGCTAAATTAATCGCCGTTCCTGTAAACGCACCTGAAGTGTGGCTGTGTGCATCTTGCGTATGGTTGTGGCTTGTTCCTGTAAATGCGCCTGAAGTGTGGCTGTGCGCGTCTTGCGTGTGGCTGTGCGCGTCTTGCGTGTGGTTATGGCTTGTGCCTGTAAAGGATGTGCCTGTTACGCTTGGTGAACCACTTAAACTTGGTGCGCCTGATAAACTATGCGTATGTGAACCGCCGCCACCTGTTGCACCTGTTGTTGCAGGTTGTATTGGATATCTATCATTAAGCGAAACGCGACCTGCAAGGGCTTGGTTTTGCATTGTTGAATAGGAGTGCGTATGGCTAGGGATTTGTGTTGTTGCTAATGTTGTTGCGGCAACCGCAAATGTTCCTGCCCCTACTGCTAATGTGCCTGCACTTACAGTTACACCTACACTACCACCAGCCGTTGTTGCTTGGTTAGTTGCCGTTGTTGCTTGGTTAGTTGCCGTTGCCGCCGCCGTTGCGCCAACACTACCACCTGCGGTTGTAGCCTGATTGGTTGCCGTTGCCGTTGCCGTTGCCGCCACGCTACCTGTAACAGATTGGCTTGCAAACGCTGTGGTAAACGCTACTGAACCCCCTGAACTAGCTGCCCCAGTAACAAAACGTAATGCACTATTATCTATTGCTGCTGTAGTATCTTTAGTCCAACCTGTTGGCGCTGTTGTTTGCTGGAATGACATCCTAGTTCCAGAAGGAAACGCTGGCGGGTTATTTGCCCATACAGGTGCGGAGGCTCCTGCAGAGGTTAGTATTTGTCCAGATGTTCCAGCACTAGTATATGCATTGGCCGTTCCAGTACCATAACCTACACCACCAGCTGTAGGAGTAGCGGTTGAATTTGTACCGCCGTTAGCAATACCTAGTGTGCCTGACACATGCGTAGTTAGCCCAATTTTACCCCAAGCTGGAGCCGCGCTTACACCACCAGATATCAACGCATTGCCTGTAGCTACATCAGCTAGTTTAGCTAGTGAAGTCGTTGTGTTCGCATAGAGCAAATCACCAACTGCATAAGAGCTATTATCTGTACCACCACGAGTAGCAGGAAGTGTGCCTGCACCGATATCCGCCGCCGATATAGTAGCCCAGCTAGGAGCTGTAGAAACTGCGCCTGTGCCCGTTTGAGATAGGTATTGTTTAGTAGTAGAGGTATTTCCGGACAACTTAGCGATTGTATTTGCCGCGGAAGAATAAAGCATGTCCCCAGTAGCATAATTATTTGTCCCTGTACCACCGTTTGTAGCCCCTAGGGTACCTGACACTGCATTTGATTGGTTAAGTGCTAAGGCATTCCATTGAACATTTGTACCACTTGCATCCATCATTAACGATTGGTATGCAGAGCCTTTAGCTAATTTAGACCACGCGTTTGTGCCAGACCCATATAGTAAGTCGCCTGTAGTGACTGTAGCTGTGCCAGTACCGCCGTTTGTAGGGGCAACTGTACCTGTAAGAGATATAGTCTGACCTGTAACGTCAATGTTTGTGCCGCCCGTGTAAGTAATCGCACCACTGAACTGTGTGTATGTTAACGTCGTGTAGCCGATAATCATTGTGTTTGGTTCGGTGGTCAATACGTGTGAATCACCAGCGTTAAGTACACCTTCTTGTGTAAAGAAGTAGTCGCCAGTACCTAGCCCGTCTGGGTCCCCTGGAATTACTACACTCGCATCATCCGAACGGGTCAACACCCAGTTAGTAGAGCCGCTACCTACAGTAGTTACTACGTATACCCCGTTTTCAGCCCCATTGGTTTGTAGTCGTACCATTACTCGGTTTGCTACACTTAATGCAATACCATCAACTGTTAGTGCAACTTGAGTACCCGCGTTTGTTAGTGTAGCCCCTACACCTGAGTTTGCTCGTGTAGCATAGGTTAAACCAGAGGCATTAGTTAGCCCTGTTATTTGGATGCCGTCAAAGGTTAGTGAAAGGGTTAACTGATTTAACGCTGGTGTTGAGTATACAAAGTAAGCTGTATTAGTTGATAGTCCATTACCCGCTGTGGTAGTTAGCCATATTTGGTCGTTTACTACTAGACCGTGGTTTACAGAAGTCGTAACCGTAGTAGTCGAAGTAATGTCTGTAATGTTAAATGTTGTACCACCCTGCACATATGTAGCAGTCAGATTACCTGTTGTCTCAACGCGTACAGGGGCGTGGATGTGAAGACCTGCAGTGACCTGGCTATCTACGTATTGTTTTGTTGCGGCTTGTAAGGCTGTGGTCGGGTTCGCATCCAATAGAACTGTACTTCCAAATTCCGTAGCCCCAGTAATAAGGGCATCGCCTGCAACTTGGAGTTTTTCCCCTGTATCGGTAGTTGTTCCGATTAGTAAGTTCTTAGTGTCTGATTTAATGGTTGCTACAACATCACCCGTAGTAAACCCACCAGCATGTAATACTACATCGCCTAAATCCCCAGTACCTACAAACAAATCTCCGTTAGAAACTCCATCCCCTAAGCTATATAGATAGGCTGAGTTGGGGGTGTATATAGGAAAACTAACGGAAGTAAACCCGCTACTATTAATCCCTAAGTCTACATAATTCTTAGTATCATCCCCAACATCATTAGTAGCTACATAATCCCCTGATGCATCTGAACCGCTATCTAAGTTTTGTATGTTGTTTTGTAGGAAGCTATTAGTAGTAGCAAACGCTTGGAATGCGGTGTTAGCTAAAGTTGTGCCATGAGTTCCATCTAAAGAAACTTCAATAACCCCCGCAATAAGTTTAAGGCTACCATCTACCTCTTGATAAACCGCTTGCTCAGACGGATACGTACAAAATACGTCTTTAGTACCGGCAGAGAACGTAACAATCGTATTGCTATTAGATGAGGAATAGATAAAATCACGAGAAATAGAATTAGTACTTAATGTATATGTGCCGTATCCGACTTCCCATTCAGATGTGGTTTGCCCTGCAATAGCATAATACGTGATGTTTCCATCACCGATTGTACTAAATGGTTGATATGCACCTGTAGCGCCATCAAGCGCAATTGCCCCAGTACCAGTCGATACTGAGGTTTCTTTAACCCGGTCTTTAAGAACTAGAGCCATTTGAGACTCCTATTCTAGGCTATACGGATGATTGCGTTTGTTGCGTCCGCTGTTGGGAATATGATTGTAAAGTCACCGGAAGTTGATGTCTTGTCTGAACCAAAGTCTAATGCTGCAACTGCAGTGTCATCAGTACTGTTATATATCAATGCACCGCGAGCAGTTATGGTTGCCGCTGACCAAGTAACATCTGCAAAGTCAATGAACGCTGTAGTACCAGAGGATGTCGGGATTTGAGATACAGTTAAGATTTCACCGCCTGTAGTATACCCGCCACCGTTAGCTACTTCCCCTGTTGTAGAACCTGAGTATGTAGTTGTACCCGCACCTAATGTTGCAGATGATGTATACAGTGCGATTTTGTAAACCTTTGTTGTACCCGTATTAAAATTTTGTGCGCCGCTCAATAATTGAACTTTAAAGCTCGTGCACATTGCTTGTGAAATTGCCATGTCTTACTCCTAAATTAAGTAGTTACTCTAAGTTTTGTTTG